CGTCTAAGCCGTGAATTGCTTTAAGGTCTTGTGCAAGTTCCATTGTGTACTCAGCCTTTAGTGCTCTTGACTTCGCAGTAACGGTACTTTTCTCTATTGAGAAAGCCATTTCAGCAAAAGCGTTGTTAGCACTATCTCCAAGTGCTTCAGCACTTGCAGTAGCCATAGCAGAACCAGCAGTATAAGTGCCAGGTGAGCTATCATTTAGTACAGCAGGGTTAGTTTGGTTGTTTGTTGAAGTACCAGCACTTCCAGGAATGTTTGCGTTAGCAGCATTTCCAGAAAATTTACTTTCAGCTTCATCAAATAATGCTTCAGTTCCACCTTGCGTTTTGTATCTGCTTCTCATTGCAAATATCAAGCCTGTTGGACCTGACATTGGTTGTACACCAGCAATATCATAAGCAATAAGGTTAGGCATTGCTCTTCTTACTAGTGAAATAAGAATTGGATCCCAGTTCGCAACATTAGAACCAGTAGCGTTTGTCGGCGCCGCTTCAGTCATAAACTGAGCGTCTTCTTTTAGTGCATTTTCTTGGTTTTCAAGAATAACACTTGTAACAGCTCTCTTGTAACTATCGCTGATTTTTGGTAAATCAGGATGGTCTAATACTGGCTGCCACTTTTTTTGGTAGTTTTCAGATAAGTACATATCTTGTTCCTCTCTCCTTTAAAAGTGATATTAAGATAACTTAATATCTTTTGTTTTACTAATAGCGGTAGTATAAGCAGCCATTGCACTAGATAAGTCCGCCGTATTGTCTACACCGTTCGTATCAGCTACCGCATTATCTACTTCGCTGTCAGAGTTTGCTTCTTTTTTTACTCCAAAGTAACTCTCTTTAATTGTCATCACTTTAGTTCTAAAATCTTCAGCATTTGTAAACTCAACTTCTTCTGTAAGTTTAGCAAACTTCTCTTTAGAAGTGTCTGCCAAATCAGAAGAAACATCAGCCAAAATTATAGACTTTTCTTGCAGACCTTTATCTGCGTTCAGTTCTACATTTTTAGCAATCTGTTCGTTCAGTTTGTTTTCCAGTTCTTCAATTTTTGAAGCCTGGTCCTCTAACACATCATATTTTTCATCAGGTACATCAATGTAATGGTCTTCAAATAGTTTTTTCAGACCGTTAATGAAATCTTCCGCAATTTCGCCCTTAATGCCTTTTTCAACAGCAAGTTCGTTTTCTTTCATCCATTCTTGTACAACATAGTTTAAGTATTGGTCAACTTTTTCTACAAGTTCAGATTTTACTTTAGAAGTTTCAGTTTCAAATTTCGTATTGTAATCTGCTTCCATTTCTTCTGCAATTTCTTTTACTTTAGAAGTAATCGCAGCTTCAAATATAGTAGCAGCCTTGGCTTTAAATTCTTCTGACAAGTCGTCTTCTCCAGAGGTTAAAGCGTCAATGTGTTCTTTAACATCAACATCTTTTGCTTTCTGGTCATCTTTAACATCTTCTTTCTTACTCATCTTATAACCCTCTTCTTTAGATTTTTCATCTTTGTGAGCGTCTTCAGACTTGTCTTTTTTCTTGTCAAGATATTTTTTTAGACCGTCAGGCATTTCTCCCTCGGAAATCTTCTCGCCTTCAGAATTTTCTGTTTCTTCCTTCTTTGCAGAAGGCATTGGGTCAGCCGCACCAGCATTTTTCTGTTGGGCGTCACCTGAAACAGGTTTAACTTTTTTCGTTGCGTCAGGATTACTATCTGTAGGTTTAACTACAGCAGTACCTAAATCTTCAGCCTCGTTTGAAAGAGGTGAATTTTCAGCAGGAACAGCGTTCTTTTTCGGAGCGTCTGCCACCGTCATTTCGGCAACTTGCTTTTCTGTCTCGGCCATATTGAAGTTCTCCTTTAATCGTATTTTTTAGTAAAAAAATAATTATTTTTTCTTCTTGAATAATATTTATAAGATTATAATCCTTTAAGGAACGATTTGAACACTTTAGCCTTCGCTTCTGCAATTTTCAATCGTTTTGCCTCTTGAATATACTCTTTATATTCTTCAATTTCTTTTTGTTTAATCACACCGTTTTCCCATATCCACTCTTTTCCTTCCATAATTCCTTCTACGAAAGCGTCTGGAGCCGATGGGTCGGCAACTATATCGGCCGCAGTTGCAAGATAAAAGTCTTTTCCGACCATTGCCTCACCACCTCTGCCTCTTTGTAATGAACCCATACCTCTTGAAGAAACGCCTAATTTAGCGCCTTCGTCAATAAGATTTTTAACAATCTTACCATATGGAGTGTCCATTATTTTTGCTTCGCCGATAAAGTTATTACCATCAGGATAGAGATTAGTAATCATATGTGATACTCTCTCTAAATTAACGGTTGGTCCGTCAGGATGTCCTAACTCACCAAATGCCCTTTTCTGCTCAACAAATTCTCTGTTATATCTACTAACTTCTTTAGCAAGTGTCTCTTTAGGATATACTCTACCATTACGGTTCTTAATTTCAGATTGTAAAAATACACCTCTGATTTTGTAATCCTTTTTACCGCCTTTTTCCTCAACGATATATTCTGCGTCTATGGATTCTGTTATTAATTTCATAATAGTAGTCTCTCTCTTTCCTAATATTTATAATATTTTTTATCTAAATTCAATGACAATAGTATAATTGTCACCTAATGCAAAGTTTTTAGTACTTAAATAGACATATCCATTAGGATTTGTCGCATTGTTTGTAACATCATTACCAGAAGTTCTAAAATCTAAATACCCATTACCACTTAATAGTAATGCAGTTGTATTCGCAGAAGCGCCTCCCCAAGCAATCTCTACTGCTGATTTTGAATTACTAGTATTAACAGAATACCAAACCTTTGCAATTTCTTTGGTACCGTCTGCCGACATAAAATTAGATGTAGTCGGATTAACTATAACGGTATCAGTCTCTCCTGTACCATCACTAAAGTTAGTTTGTTTTACAACATACTTATTGCCTGCTGTATCCGATATAATTTGTTGTGTTATTGCGTCAGCCATTAGTTGTAACTCTCCGTCTCTTTTTGCAATTCTATTGCCATATTAAATTTACTAACATTGGCGTCTGTAGTTATCGTTAACTCTACGCCACTATTTAAATTCGTTAAGGGGACTTTTCTTTTTTCGCCTTCTTTCAATCCCCAATTACCGAAACCTGTCAAACTCAAAGTGTCATCACCTAGAGTTAAAACCGCCGTTCCAGTACCTCTTATTTCGTAATAAACATTTGCCAATGATACATTACTTGAAGCAGAGTATAAAGTTCCACTTTCGTTTACCGCACCACTAACGCTTAATATTGCCTTCGTGGTATCGTCTACTTTTGAGACAATACTTAAAGCCATATTAGCCGCCTATTCTAACACTAGTTACATTCGCAGCCGCACTTGTTGAGATTGTATCAGTTTGGTCTTTTCTAATATCAATACTATCTCCAGCAGCGTGTAAATATATTGTACCGATTGTAGAACCACCAGAGTTCTTTACGGTAATAGTATTTGTTCCAGCAGTTGCAACAACTCTTATAGTTGAAGCACTACCAATATTGTTATCTGAAATAGTACCTGCAACAGCACTACCTAATACTTTGTATATACTCATTGTTATTACTCCGAGAAATACGCAGTTAGGTCAGACGCTTCAACGCCTTCACTAGTTGCAACTTCAGTAACTTTAGTTTCTATAATGTCTTTTAAATCTTGTGGATTAGACCAGTCTACTCCGTCCAAACTTTCAATCAATACTTTTACAGCGTCTTTAAGAGCTGGTGAAAGAGCATTGTATTTGTCGTTTGCAACAAAGCCACTAGTGTTTTCTACAATTGATGATACCGTTAATGCCATCGTTTATTCTCCTTGTTTAGTGTCAGCACTATCTGTCTGACTAAATGCTTGTTGTACTTCATCCTGACTAGCATTTTGTGTCAACGGACTTGCCACTTCTGGTTTTGGGTCCGAATGACTTTCTGCTTCAGGTTGTTCGCCGTGCAATACATCTGAAGCCGTATTGAATAAAGATGAAGCGTAAGTTTTTCTTTGTGCGTCTAACTCTGCTCCTACTTTGTCTCTCAATGCGTCTTTAAATGCTTCACCAGCACCTGTATTATCTCCACTTGCAAGTTTATCAACAAAAGTGTTTACATTATTTGGTTGTTCATTATCAGCCATTTTATTTCTCCTTATAATATTGTGTCATCGTCTGCACCAACACTTGTTTGTGGTGACGCAATAATGCCATCATCTATTTCTTTTTTAATTTGATTGTCTATGTCTCTCATTTCTCTTTCAGATTGTTTCAGAATATTCTGTCTAACATACTTAACAGAGAAATATTTACCAACATAGTCTCTAACATCATTTGCAAGACCTATTCTTTCTCTTAATAGTTCTGCATTTTTCAGTTCAGAGAAATGGCCATCAGCAAGAAAGTCGTATTTGATTTTCTCACCAACACCAATCCAGTCTTCTTCATTTATGATTGCCTTTAAAACTAATTGTGTTTTAAGTAAATCATTAAATAAATCTGTAAATTTCTTTCTTAATCTTTGTACAAATTTTGTAAACTTTAGTTCGTCTCTTGTAATCTCTGTACTTCTACCTAGATTAAAACCAGAAGACGCTTCTAGTCTACTAACTGGTACATTTAAACTTCTGTAGAGTTTCTTTTGGAAGTATTCTATATCTGCAACTTCACCTAGGTTTTGTCCACCAGGTAATGTTGATATATCAGTACCTCTTCCACCTTCTCTACTAGGTAACCAAAAGTCTTCAAGCATAGACATATAGTTTCTATCGTCTCTAATTTCACCAGTACTTGCGTCATAGACAAGTTTATTTCTGTATCTTGCCATTACATCACGCAGATATTGTTCCGCTTTTACTTTAGGTAAATTACCTACATCAATTTTAAAAATTCTTCTTTCTGGTGCCCTTGCAATTCTGTAAATTACAACAGCGTCTTCAATCATTCTTAATTGATTGACTGGTTTAATCGCTTTGTGCATATACGACATAACCATATTTTTGTTCAAGTCTACTAATCCACTTGGACAAAAAGCAATGGCGTCTGTAGCAATCTTAATACCACCACTCGCCATACCAGGTCCTGCAACACCTTTTTCATTGTATAAAAAATATTCATTATAGTCGTGTATGACTTGAATATTTGCGATAGGAGCAGGTCTTCCTTTTTTAATTTCTCTTATCTTCTTAATTTTTCTAGGGTCAATATATCTTAACTCTGTTAACCCTTTGATAGGACTTTCTCTATCAATTACTTTATGATAATAAATTCTTCCGTCAACATACCATCTTCTGAATATGTCGTGTCCTTTTGTACTAAAGTTCATTAACCTTAATACTTCTTTAAATTCATTCTCAACTTTTCTTTTAACATCATCCGAAAACGATGTATCCGACAAGTCTACTCTGACAGGGTCCTTATCTATTTCGTTAGCCACAATTGCTTCATTGACAATATCTTCAATTGCCATATCGCACTCTGGGTGAATAGATATCTCTCTGTATCTCCGAATTAAGTCTTGTTCAGTCTTTGCTGTACCTTCCATATCAAGGTACTGACCAAAATAACCTCCAGCGGCAACGGTTTGTGTTCCGTCGTCCGCTTTAGGTTGTGTAAAACTTTGTTTCGGGTCTGGAGTATCTTTTACTCTAGTTATTTGAAATCCGAAAAGTTCCGCCATTTTATATCCTCACTATTATTATATAATATTTATGTCAGTTATTAAGTAGTTGTTCTTGCTTCAAAGAATAGGTATCTGAACGATACTTCAAAAGTTTCAACTGCTTCTGTTGGTTCCATACTTAAATCAATAGTACCGATAGAAGTTGGGAAACAACCTCTTAAAGTGTATGATTTAATTGTAGACCCATTTCTGTCAAGGTGGTCAATAAAAGCGTCAACTTGATAGTCTACAGGATTAACTAATCCTTCGTTATCAGACATATTGTTGATACCATTCTGCCATCTTTCAAAAGCGTCTCTTAATTTAAAGTTCGTGTCATTCAATACCGTAATTGACCAAGGTTCAAATGTTCTATCAGCCGCAAGGTATACTGGTCTACCACGGAAGTTTACCGTTGTAGTTCCAATTGCCATTGCAGGAATAGAAGTTGCCTGACATAAGAATGCCAGTTCTTCGGTTTCTCCACCAACTTGGGCGTAACCAGGAAAAGGCATTGTTACCTTAAACTGATTGGCTCTAGCACCACCGCCTGCAAGTTTAGTTTTGAAGTCATTAATGTTTGCCATTTTCTATTTCTCCTCTATACTTGATTAGCCAGCGACTTCTTCAAAAGCCACGCCTGTTCTTGTTGCCACAAATGAAAGTGTTATGAAGTTAATGCTTCTCGCAGGTTTAATATAAATCTCTGCAATAAACTCGTTTCTGTCAACGACTTCACCTGTGTTGTTAGTTTCATCACATACTACTAAAAAGTCTGTGATACCTCTACGACCTT